GTAAAAAGAAAAAGCCCCTGCAATACAGAGGCTCTTTACCATCGTTCTAATCTAAACCAATAACTAAACTAAACTGAGTCTGTTCTGAATCTATTGTTCAAAATTCTAGTTGTCCTTCTTGGTGTTCGGATAAATTTCTCAAATCCTCGCTCATCCATGCTCAGCTGAGTTATTGGAAGGCTCTTTAAAATGCTTCCAAGTTCATCTAGTTTACCTACCACCGGAGAGCCACCAGTGCTGCTCTGGTTGGCATAGTGATTAGCCAGGAATAACTCTTGCCTGCTCAAGGCATGGTTAGGAATAACCTGTGAGCCCTTTGGCAGATCGACAAGAGTTGCACTTGGTGGAGTGAAATAAACTTTTCCCGACTCAGTTACAACTTTCTCAACTCCTCGCTCACCTACTATTGCTTTACCTCCCTTGAACGGCTTGCCCTTAGTACCTTCGGCAAACTCAGGCACAGGCTGAGCAGCAATAATGCCAAGCTGGACAGCAGCAATAGCACCTGCTAGAAATGCAGCTGGAGGATTACTTACTCCATACTTCATAATTTGCTCAGCAAGTGTGAATAATACTCTTGATGCTGATGCTGCTTGGTCAGCTTTGAATTGTCTTAGTTTTAATTCCTTTTCTTTCTGTTCCTTTTCCCGATTAAGAGCATCAATCTTTTGCTGGTTGCCATCGGCTAACTCAATTTCTCTATTATATTTTTTTTCCAGCAGACTTAATTCGGCACTTAATCTATTTTGGTAAATTTCAAATGCACCGAAAATAACATTTTCAGCTAATTCAAATGTCTTATTCTGAATTTCTTGCTTTCTTTCTTCAGCCTTTCTCTTTGCCTCTACTTCATCTGCTAATCCTTTTTCATAATCTTTCTGCCACTTTTTCATCTGTGCAAGTCGATTGTCGTAAAGATTTTTATCCTCTTCAGCAACTTTGACCTTTGCATCTTTGGTTACCAACAACTCCTTCTTGGCCGCTTCCTCATAGTCTTTTGCTGCCTTATCTCGCAAGAGCTTGGCTACCTTTACCTCATCCTCAATAATGCCAATGTTCTTGGTACTGTACTCTAATTTGAGCTGATAGACTGCCTCCTGGAATACTCTTTCAGCACCTACTTCGCCCAGCTTTGAGCCTCTAAGCTGAGCCATCAGCACCTGCTGCTGCTTCTCAAGCTCAAGAACCTTTAATCTAGCCTGATAAGCTGCTTTATCTTGCTTCTCTGTTGATGCACTTGCTGCCTCTGCTGCCTTGGCTCTTTTATTGATTTCATCAATAGCTGCTTGATTCTGAGCTTTTAGAGCTGTTAGATACTTCTCTTCTTTTTTGGCTAATATTTCAAGTTTACCAGCCCCAATATCAACTGCAACTCTGGACTCAGCAGCTACTTGCTCTCTGATTGCTCTTTCTTCTGCTGCCCTTGCCTTTAGGTCTTTAAGCTCCTTCTCCTTGATGGCAATGTTGCGCCTAGAATTAATTTCAATGTTCTTTAAGGCTTCATCTGATGTCTTGGCAAAGAAATCGGTATAAGCTGTGTATTGACTACCTAAAAACTCTTTAGCCTTCTGCTCATCACCTTTAAAAAGGTCAGTTAGTGCGCCAAGGAATGATGCAGTCAGTTTTAAAGCTCCAGAGAAAACCGGAGCTAGTCTAGTGCCTATGCTATTAAGTAGGCTATCCCATGCATCACCAAGGTTGCTAATTTGACCTCCAAGAGTGCCAGATACAGCAGCCATTGAGCCACTTACTCCTTCTAAATCACCCAATGAAAGTAAATATTCACGGATGGCCTCATTAGTAAATTTGGTTTGAGTCTGAACTCCTTTGAATGTAAATGTAACTTGATCTCCTGCCTTACTTGCCCGGATTCCAAACTCCTTTAATCGCTCAAACTCTCCTGTCTGGGCATCAATGATAGCCTCAGTTAGTTGGTCAAAGCTCTTACCTGTGCTGCTGGCTAGATCACCTAGCTTTCTCAGCTGGGCATTAGTAGGCGTAAAGCCTTGATTTGCCAGCTTAACAAATGATTGAGTAAGTTCCTGAACTGAGAATGGAGTCTGAGCAGCAAACTCTTGAATCCTGGTTAATGCTCCTTGTGCTGCACTGTTGCTCCCAAGTGTATTCTTTAGGATTGCCCCTAACTTCTGAAACTCAGCAGTGACAGCAATGACTTCCTTTGTATACCCAATAATCTTATCAGCTGCAAATATCCCTGCTATCACTGGGCCAACCTTGGAAGCAACTGCTCCCATGCCTCCCATAGCATCACCAGCATCCTTACCAGACTTCTTTGCCTTATCACCTAAATCATCAAACTGCTTCTTGAGCTTACCAAGCTCAGCAAGCAACTGCCTTTCCTCTGCTGTAATCTTATCAAACTCAGAGGTAGCTTGCTGCAGCTTACTCAGGTCAATATCATACCTGATTTTAATGTCATTAGTTGAAATAGTAGCCATTAGCTTGTCTTTAGGCTTCAAAGATAGCAATTAAAAAAGCCACCGGATTCCAGTGGCTCTTTGATGTTTCTGAAAAACCAAAATCTAACCTTTACCCCTTTTACTTTTCTGGGCTGCAATATAGCTGCTCACGATTAAATAGTATTCATAGATTGGCCTTTCGACCAGGAATTTAGCTCGCTGAGGATCGCCACCTGAGACTCTAAACTGCTCATCAAATCTCTGTCTGTGCTGTCTGGTGATTGCAGTCCAATAATGTGTTTCAGGTTGTTTAGGCTTTGCAGAGTTTCTGCCTGCAAATAGCTCGGGAAATTCATGCTGTATTCTGTCAAAGAGGGTAGATAAGCGTACTCCGGCAGATTCAAAAAAAAACCCTCCACATCATTGTGTTTCATCCAATGCTCCAGCTTAGCCTTATTGTATGGGTACTGATAGTCTAGCGGATTTTCTTGCTCATCGAAATAGACAACGGTTGCCAGCTTCAGCTGCCTGAGTAGGCTGACAGACATATCCATCTGCTCTTTGAGCCTGGAAGCCATCACACCTATCTCATATAGCTTCTTATCATCCTTCTTCTTCTTATCCATGAGCAAATTGATAAGCCCATTGTTCCAGCCTCTGAGGAAGTCAGGGTTAATCTGCCAGAGTTCCTCGGTGAATATGTCCCGGGCAGCAACTGCCCTTTGGAATGGCACATTGACCTCAGAAACAAACCTGAAGTAATTTGTGCCTCCAGAGTTGAAGGCAAATTCAATCTGATCCCAGCGGTCAGCAGGAGCTACTCCTCTGTACTTTGGTTTTCCTGACTCAGGCTGGACATTATCTGTTTCTGGATTAATGACAGGAGGAGCAGAAACAGGTGGTTTAGACCTAAAAATATTGAACATAGATAAAATGGATAGTCAAACATGAGGCATGAGATAACCAGGAACTGCCATGCCCCAGAGCAGTAAGGGCATTCACCTAGTGGCTTCGCCCAATGTGTCGGGAGTTTCTGAATCTGTGAGAGATACCACTGCCCAAGTGGGTGATCCTCCAGAAGATAATCCAAGAACAAAGAGAAAGTCGCACTGATCAGTGCTATTAAGAGTAAGGTAAGCAGGCTGCTCATCGTGTGGTAGTTCAATAATGCAACAGCCTCTGCGCTTACCTCCACAACTTGATTCAATGTCATAATTCATTAGGCAAATATGTTAAAGATTAGAATGTTATCTACTTGGTTTGAATATGTAGTAGCAAAGCTCAGGCAGATGCTGTCATATTGCTTACCATCCGTAGGAGTGAAGATGTATGGATTGCTATTGCCAGGCTCAAAAAAGCTGATGTGATACTGTCCTCCATAGCTATTGATGAATCCCTCCGGCATGGCAGTAAGGTCAAGCTCAATGAAGCCATCAATGTCAATGGTCAGCAACTGCTCCACGATGACATTCACTCCTGGCTTAGTAATCTTGATGACTATGTCTGCCTCGGTGTAGGTAGTAGGCACAGCAATGTAAAATGCGAATGGGCAGCCATTGAGAGGCTCACAGACCTTGTAACAATCACTGCAACATAGTGCCATACTTTTCCAGATTGAAATTGCTTGTAATTTCAGCAAAGTTAGAGAAAATAAAATACCTAAAGGCATCCAGAGCATGAGACTTATCTGGGTTCTTGTTCTTCCAGGCATCAAGGCTTCCTTGTCTGTCTACCTTGGCCTCCTTTAGGTCAGTAATCAGGTTGGCGCAGGTCTTATCACTGATTTTTATCACTGCCTTCTGGAATAGCAGGATGGTAATGAGCCTGCTGGCAATGTGGCTAGGGTTAGTCTTAGGCACTTGCAGCTGCATATCAACTATATTAAAGTAGTTCTTGATGATTAAGTATGCGCTTATGTTGCCCTGAGTGAATGCACTTCTTGAAGCTCCAGACGCATCACCATTAATGATATAGTTCATTCCAGGGAACTCCTCCTTAATCGTTTGGCATAAGGCTGCTAGATCACCTATGCGGTAAACCTTGATGACATTAATTCGGGCATAAATCTCAGCATCATAGCCATACTTAATATATTGGCACACAACGCAGGTATTGGTGACATTGAAGTCGAATGATAGGTATAAGTCATGAGCTGGTGAGGCCTTGATGTACCCATTCTGCACATGCCTGCTGATTTCAAATGAAGTGGCAAATAGACTCTCCCTATCCCAAATGCCCCACTGCCCAAGAGCATAGACTTCATAGTAAGTCTGGCTCACTGACTTGAGTGCCTCCATCCTAGTGACATACTCATCATCCAAGAAGTCAATGGCATCCTTGTAAGTGCCATGCAGCCGGAGTATCTGGTTGGCTTCCTTCTGTGGCACATCATCAAAGAATCGCTTCTTAATCCAATGGCTATCACTGACCGGATTGAAGGTCAGGAAGAATCGCTTTGGATGCTCAGATTTACCCCTGAGTCGCAAAGTTATCTGAGTGAAGTCCTCCAAGGTCAGCTCAGTGGCCTCCTCAATCCAGATGTACTTTGCCTGGCTAAGTGACTTGAGCTTCTCAGGATCATCACAGCCCAAGAACACAATCTTGTTTGTGCCTGATTGAATCTCCATGTATCCTGTTTTGGCTTTAATAAGTCTTTCTAAGCCCCATTGAGTAATCTTATTCCTGAAGTCAGCAAAAACTGAGTTCCTGATGGTAGCAGCAACTTTGCGGATTACGAAAAAAGTCTGGAACTGATTGACCTTGTTGTCGCATATCTCAGCTAAGAACAGCTGAATCATGGTCTGGCTCTTGCCGCTGCCACTGCCGCCCCAAAGTATATTGTATGTCTTTGGGTCTGTTACTGCCTCAAGGTACTTCTCCTGCCAAAGGTCAGGACTTGATAGATCAACCTGTGCCATTAGGCTTCTGGTTCAGATGCCTTCCTCGTTACAGGCTGTGGCATGATGACTGTATTGAATGAGCCTTCCAGCTCAATGTCTAGCTTAGCCTTGCCGTAGGCTCGATCCAGGAGTAACTCTGCTGCTCTAACATCGCCCTTGGTGGCCTTGGCTCTAAGAGCCATAAGGATGGCCTCTGCTGCTGTCTTGCCATCCTTTTCATCGCCAAGTACATTAGCAAGTAATTCCCTTAACTCAGGCAGTTTTTTAGGCCTGCCAGCAGGATTTCCTGATTGGCCTTTCTTCCATTTATGCGGTATGACATTCTCTGGCTGTGGCATCGGTGTTTTCTCGCTGATTAGTACCTTCGGGCAGATAAGGCTTACCGTTCCTTTTGATTTGCAGTGTAGGGTCTAATTTAAGCATCCTATCAACTATGACCTGGCAATATTTAGGGTCAAGTTCCATGCCGTAACATTTGCGATTTAATTGATGAGCTGCTACCATTGTTGATCCACTGCCTAAAAATAAATCTAATACTAATTCGTTTTGATTAGTAATGTTTTCTATTGCCATTGCAGGTAATTCAATAGGTTTTTGAGTAGGGTGTAAATATTTTGTACTTCCATCTTTTCCAACACTCCAAACACTACCAAGTCTTTTGCCTTTTATTTCTGCTCCCCTATGATAAACCAATGCAATCTCAAAGTCTGTTGAAAATGTTTTTTTCAAATCTCCAATACCTCCTCCTCCCTTATCCCAAACTATTAAATTTGATAACTCCCCAATTGGTTCGCAAAATTCAATCCATTGTTTTAATACTTTCCAACTTGTCCAAACAAATACAAATCCTTTTGAAAATAATGGTAAATTATTAATCCATTCCGTTATAAATATATTGTCATTTTCTAATACATCAAACTTTTCGCTTTTAGTCCGCATATTTGATTGATAACTTACTCCATAAGGAGGATCAGTGAAAACCATATCAGCCTTCTGACCATCCATCAACTTAGCAACTGCATTACTATCGGTTGAATCCCCACAAAGCAAACGATGCTCACCTATTTCAAATAGGTCACCAAGTACAATGTCTGTGTGTATTTCATCAGGAATTTCATAGTCATCCTCTTCTGCCTCTGGTTCTTCAGTAAATCCAACAGGCACATCTAAGCCCCAGGCTTCAAGTTCTTCAGCATCCCAATTATTTGCAAGGTCATCCCAATCCCATTCTCCAAAGCCAACATTGTCCTTGATAATA